TGGCCTTGAGGACATGCATGTCTGGTCGGTTGACGGTGCGGCTTTGACTGCTGACGTTGACCGTGGCGAGTACGGCACGACTGCTGCTGCTGCCGGTGACAAGGCGGTGGTGCTGGTTAACCCTCGCTATTCGGATTCGCAGATTCTTCGTGCGTTGAACAGCGCCGTGTCGATGCTGGCGAGCGAGGGGCTGTTTGCTGTTTCGACTGTTGAGGTGACGTACAACTCAACGGTCAACGGCTACGACCTTGCTTCGTCTACGAACGTGCTGGGTCTTGTTGACGTGTTGTGGGAGTCAACGACCGATGCCCGCAAGCAATGGTCTCGTTTGCCGAACGTGCGTCTGATCCGCAACACGAACACCGACGATTTCGCTTCGGGTACTGCGATTGCGGTTGATCGCAGTATCCCGAACGGTTGCACGATCCGGGCGACGTACAAGCACGAGTTGAGTGCAGGCTTGTCAAGTTTGGATGACGTGTTTGAGACGGTTACGGGACTTGAATCAGACGCTGCCGATCTGCTGTGCATTGCGGCTGCTTTGCATTTGACTGCCGGTAAGGAAATCACGTTGAACGAGGTGGACGCTGCTCGTCCTCGTCGTGGTTCTGAGACTCCTCCTGGCACGTTCTCGCAGGCTGATTCCAACCTGCGGACGTTGTATCGGGATCGTGTCCGTGCGGAGCGTCGCCGGTTGAACGATAAGCACGGCAGCTTCCGTGTGCGGGAGTACTCCATCTAATGCCGACTCTTCCGCTTACGCTCCCGTCGGTGATGTTCACCGGTACTGCCGGTGGTTTGAGCGCTGACGTACCGGGACGTTTTGACATCGCTATTGGCGGTCGTGGCTACTTTATTGACTGGGAGCAGCGTGAGGGCTACCAGTTCCGGACGGTGCCGCTGCTGCGTCAGCAGTCAGACACGGGCGACACGGTAGGCGCACAGTCAATCAACCCTGAGGGTTTGTGGCGGCGGTCGGTCGAAGAGTGGTTTATTGGTGCGGGCCAGACGGACTACGACCGGCCCTCGTCTGACAGCGCACGGTTCCGTTCGTCTAAGGGTGTTGACGTTTGGACTCGGGGCAGGCTGTCGCTGCTGCCGGACACGGCGGAGAGCTTGTCGTCGGCCAATACGAACTTGAAGGTGTTGGCTGCGGGCGGGCGGCTGTATGTGGCTGACGGGCAGACGGCACGGTTTACGACCGATCCGTATGCTGCGTCTCCGTCGTACACGGCGGTGACGGGCACGGCAGCAGCAGACATTACGGCTCTGGCTTCGACCGGCTACCACGTCATGATCGCTCAGGGGGCGAGCGGCATCTACTTGACAGACACGGGTAGCACGTCGGCAACGTCGTGGATTACCGGCGACATTACCGATGTTGCGTATGTCAAGAACCGGGTGATGGCAAGTCACGGCGTTGACCTGTACGAGATCACGCACAACAACTTGTTCTCGGGCACGCACGCCAAACCGTCTGCGTTGTATTCGCATGAGGACACGAGTTGGACGTGGGTCGGGTTCGCTGAGGGCACGAACCACATTTACGCTGCCGGTTACTCGGGCGACAAGAGCGAAATTTTCCGGATGACGCTTCAGGCGGACGGTACGGCGCTGACTGCACCGAGTGTCGCTGGCCGGTTGCCTGACGGTGAGATCGTGTCGGGCGTGTATGGCTACCTCGGGTTCCTGCTGATCGGGTCCAACAAGGGTTTCCGACTGGCGGTGCAGGACACGAACGGCAACTTGACGCTAGGCGCCCTGATTGAGACCGGTTCGACCGTGCGGGCGTTTGAGGGTCAGGGACAGTACGTCTGGTTCACTTGGGAAGCCTACGACTCTACGTCGTCAGGGCTTGGACGCATGGACTTGGCGAACCTGTCGGACCGCAACGCCCTCGTCCCCGCATACGCATCTGACCTGATGGCGACTTCGCAGGCCAACGTCGCATCGGTGGCGACGTTTGACGACAAGCGTGTGTTCACCGTTTCGGGCGATGGCTTCTACGCCCAAGACACCGACCTCGTGGCAGAAGGTTCGCTGGATTCGGGTCTCATCAACTACGGGCTGGCGGAACGCAAGACGGCAGTCAATTTCAAGCTCAACGGCGACTTTGCTGACGGCGGCACCATCACGGTGATGCTTGCCGCCAACGAGGGTGCGTTCGATTCGTTGGGTGCGGCCACGTCGGCAAACGACACGTCGTTCTCTGCGGACGAAACGACCGGCACCCGACATGAGGTTCGGGTCAAGCTCGCCCGGTCCGGCACGGACAACACAAAAGGTCCGAAGCTGCTGTCGTGGACGCTTCAGGGCTACCCAAGATCACAAGGTTCGCAGATCGTTGTGATTCCGATTCTGCTGCGGTCTGTCATAGACGTGCCCTATCGTGAGCCTGAGCGGGTTGATATTGTCGAAGAGCGTGATGCGTTGGACTCTTTGTGGCGGCAGCGCACGTTGACGACGTTCCAAGAAGGGTCTCGGTCTCACGTCGGGATCATTGAGGATTTGATTTGGACGGCTGAGTCGCCGTCTGACCTGCAAGACGATTTTGGTCAAGCACAAGGAACCGTGACGGTACGGTTCAAGATTATTGAAGGGGCCTACTGATGGCTGCGATTGACATTGACGGCGGCGTTCCGTCTACCACTCTGAACGGTGCCATCACGTCGGGTGCCACCAGCATCACCGTGGCGGACGGCTCGTCCTACCCGGACGGCACCAACGGCAACTTCTACATTGTCATCGACTTGGGTGCTGCCGCTGAGGAAACGATTGAGTGTTCGGCGCGGTCCGTCAACACGTTGACTGTTGCGACTCGTGGCGCTGACGGCACGTCTGCGGCGTCGCACGACAACGGTGCGACAGTTCAGCATGTTGTTCCTGCGTTGACGTTGCAGGAGGCGAACACGCACGCCAACCAGACGACCGGCACCCCGCACGGGTCGGCGTATGTCACCCCGTCGGGCAACGTGGCGACTGCGACTGCGTTGGAAACGGGTCGCACGATCGTTCTGAGCGGCGACGTTTCGGGCACGTCCGGTTCGTTTGATGGCACGGCTAACGCCACGATCACGACGACGATTGCGGACGATTCGCACAACCACACCGACGCAACGATTACCGGCACGTTGTCGAACGACACGACCGGTAACGCTGCGACTGCGACTGCGTTGGCGACTGCACGTCTGATTGGCGGCGTGTCGTTTGACGGCACGGCGAACATCACCCTGCCGGGTGTGAACGCTACGGGCAGCCAGGACACGACCGGTAACGCTACGACTGCGACCGCTCTTGAGACGGCGCGCACGATCGGCGGCGTGTCGTTTGACGGTACGACGAACATCAACCTTCCGGGTGTGAACACGGCGGGCAATCAGGACACGTCGGGTACGGCTGCTGTCGCTACGACTGCGACGTTGACGGACGCCGGGTCAGACACGACTTGTTTCCCAGTGCTCGCAGGTGCAGCTACCGGTAACGAGGGGCTTGAAACTGATGCGTCGGCGCTGACCTACAACGCCAGCACCGGCACCCTGTCGGCTACGACGTTCTCGGGGACTGCAACCAACGCAAATCAGCTTGACAGTCTGGATTCAACGCAGTTTCTGCGGTCTGACCAAAGCGACACGATAGACGGCCAGTTCTCAATCAACAACGACGATGACATCGTAAATAGCTGGTCGCTGTACATTGATGGCAATCACGGCACGGGTCCGTTGACTGTCGGTTTCGGCAACGCAAGTGTAGTTATTTCTGATGCGGGCGATTACCCGAGTCTTGCGTGGCGTTCCGCAAACTTGAACTACGCAGCCGTTATGCGGCTGTCGACCGCTGCGGCGAACAAGCTTGTGCTGCGTAACGCTGCTGACAGCGGCTGGGGTGATCTTGAGGTCGGCACGCTGACCCAATCGTCTGACCTGACATTGAAGACCAAGACCGGCGAAGCCCCCGGCCTTGATCTCGTCAACCGGCTTGACCCGTTTGCAGGGCATTGGAACGACCAGCCTGGTGAAGTGAACTTCTGGCTGGGTGCTCAGGAAGTCGCAGAGGCGTTGACCGGCGCAGGGTTTGACCCTGCCGAGTGCGGTGTCGTGCAAGACGTGGAAGACACGATGGGTTTGCAGTACACGCAGCTTGTGCCTGTGTTGGTGAAGGCTGTGCAGGAACTTACGGCCCGCCTGGAAGCCGTCGAAGGTTCTTAGAAAGGCTAAATGCGGGGCTGGGGGGCCAAGCTACGCAAGTTCGCCAAGGTGCTGCTGGCGGGCGTTTTCGTGCTGGCTTGGTTTGCCCCCCACGCTGTTGCCCTGTCGTCAGTTTCGCTAGACAGCGACCAGACCTACTACGATCACTCCTTCACTTTGGAGGAGGAGACACTTCTTCACGTCACGTTTGATACCAACGTGGCGTGCCCATTAGATCATGCCACGACCGTTGATCCGTGGCTGCGCCTCTTTGATAGCACCGGCGCAGTCATTGTTGATGACGACGACGGCAACCACAACGATCAGAACTGTTTTGCGTCCAAGATTCATACGGTTCTGCAACCGGGAGATTATGTCCTTCGATTCCGCACATACCAAGAGCAGGCGGGACTTGCCGTCCCTGAAGGGTCAGGCACTGTCTCATGGTCCGACGACGGATACGCCCCTGCTCCGACGACAACGACCTCTTCTACAACCACATCGTCTACTACGACGACGACTACAACGACGACTACGACTACTACCTCAACAACGACGACGACGACGACTACGGTCCCGGTGACGACCACGACGACGGTCCCGGTGACCACGACTACGGAGCCTCCACCATCTACCACTACAACGACGACCACGACGACTACGACGGCCCCGCCTACCACTACAACGACCACGACGCTGCCGCCCACGACGACAACGACGACAACGACCGCTCCCCCGACCACGACGCTGCCGCCGACCACGACGCTGCCCCCGACCACAACGCTGCCCCCGACCACAACGACCACCACCACTACGACAACGACGACGGTTCCGCCTACGACGACCACATCGCCGCCTACCACGACAACCTCGCTGCCCCCCACGACAACGATCCCCCCAACAACGACGACGACTCTCCTGCCGCCGCCTGACGAAATCACGCCGGAAATCATTGAGGACATTGACTACGGCGAGCTTTCGGACGACCAGATTGAGCAGGTCGCAAAAGCGATCCAAGAAGCTGACGACGAAATCAAAGAAGCGTTTGAGGCTGAAGTAGACATTTTTGCTGGCGCAACCGAGACGTATGTCCCCTCCGGGTCAAACGTGACTGTCTCGCAGCGCCGAACTGTTATTGCTGTAACCGCTGTCGTTACGACAGCTATGCCCGTGCCGCTCGCTGCCCGCCCGGGTCCGTCGGCACCAACCCCCGGGGGCGCAGGTGGCGCTCCCCCGTCACAAGGTGGACCGAATAGAAAGAGCAGAAAATGATCCGTCGATTGCTGCGGGAAATCGCAGGGTTGTCGTGGACTATCGGCGGAACTGGCCTAGTCCTCATCACCATGTCTGGCGGCACTCTCCGCCAGGGCATTTGGATTAGTGCGGCAGCATTATTTATGCACACGGTGGGCGTCATCGTGGACTTGACCGACAAAGACGACGTAGAATAAGGACCATGTTTTCCACCGCCAACTTTAAGGATTCAGCCGAGCGCGCTATTGCGGCTGTTTGCCAGACGTTCCTTGCCCTTGTCGGTACCGACGGGGCAGGGATGCTTGATGTAGCAATCGGTGACGCTATTAAGGCGTCTCTGGTCGCCGGTCTGCTCTCCATTGTCAAGAGCTACGCCGCCATCAAGGGTCCGATTGGCGGCGCAAACCCGTCGATGGTCAGCACCGAGCGTGGTACCGAGGCTGACCTGAACGACTGATGTCTTTGGACGCCAACCTTCGTGGGGTTCACCCCATTTTGGAGTTCCGTATCAGAGGTTTGCTTTCGGAGCCTGCCCTGAGACGATAC